GCCCCTGAGTTGGGAGAGTATTCGCGCAGCGATCTTAGGCGCATGATTGAGGTATAAAAAAAGCCCCCTGCGAGGGGGGCTTGTGAATGTTGGCAACTGCTCAAAGGTCAAGCAGCAGCGCAAGTATAGCGGCCAAAACGACCGCGCAGATCAACGCCATGCGTCCCCCTTAGGCGGTGGGGGTGGCGGCGCATACCGGCGCAAAATGTCTTCAAAAATCGGATGCAGCATCTTCCACCTCCCATGCCGCATCTTCGCCGCTCGCCAATGTGGGCGCGGTGCTCAGGGGTTGCCATTCCCACGCGGTTAGCCCCACGTTTAAGCGCTCATAAGCGGCCACATAATCGGCCGTGCTCATGCTGGCCCCATGGGGCGGATAGAACCGCTTTACGGTGCCCTTGGACTTCATGGGCTTATGCTTACCGGTGCATTTTGCGTGGTGCGCCATGATGCCATCGCGCGCGGTTTTATAGGTGGTGTTTCCAATTTTTACGGTTTGCATGTTACGGTCTCCAAATGAAAAGATCCAAAGCCACCACAATGATGGCCACCAAAAAAACAATGCGCTGCGCGCGCTCGAATGTGCTCATAAGTTCCCCAGAAAAAAGTGATCGAAATCGAAAACGGCCACATAGAACCCGCGTGGGCTCGCGTGGACTTCGTAAAGCCATGCATCGGCATCATCGATGGCCAAGGCATCAGCGAGAGCCTGCGCGGCCCCCTTCGTGGTGTAGTAGGTCATATGGTGCAGCACCCACAGCATGGGGCGTCTTCGCAGCGCCCGCGCGGGTTACGATAAAACGTGGTCGGGCCGGTTTCACCAAAAAAAGTTATCTCACCCGGTTCGCCGGTGATCCATGCGCGCCGCGTGGTCGTGCAATATTGGATCTCATCGCCCGGATATATCGGCGCGCCGGTGCGCGCATCTTTGCCCTTAAATTTTGCCTTCATGGTTTTAATAGTCATACACCACCCCATTGGCCATGATTTTGGTAAGGTTTGCGCTGGGCACGTGGCGCACGTTTGACCCATCTTCGTGGGGTGCCCACGTGCCCGCAAAATCAACGGCCACCACCGGCCCATCGATGGCCACCACGTGGCCGCGCGCGTCGGCCGTGGGCTTATCGTGCCCCAAGCGCTTGACCACGTGGCGCGCAAATGCCACCCGGTCTCCAACGTTAAATTTTAATGTCTTCATACTTTACCTTTCGATGTTATAGCGTGCACCAATGCGCGCCCCAATGCGGCCACCATGGCCGCATAAGGTCAAGCACTGGCCAAGCGCATATTAATCACCCGGTGGCGCGAGCCATGGGCCGGGAAACCCACAATGGCCGCGCGCTGGCGCTGGCATAGCTGGCAGCTGGCGCATGACACGTCATCGCGCTGCGTGGCCGGACAGATAACCACCGGGCGCCCAGCTGGCGTCACTGTGTTGGCCGTGGTGGTTGAAGGCAGCACCACCACCACCGGGCCCGCCTGGTGCTCGGCCAACGCGTCAGCGTCAGCTAAATCATTGGCCGACAAGTTGACAGTAAACCCCCATTGATTCGCGTGCCGGATCCATGCGATGCTGGCCGCGTCGCGGTGGTGCGAATACGTAAAACCGCGTTTGCCAGCGTTTGCGGCCACCAACTGGCCTAATTTGACAGCGTCAACCGTGCCACCGGCCACGGGTAAATCGCCCGCCTGATTGTGGCGCCACAGCTGGCCATCGGGCAGCGCGCTGATAATCTCGCAAAATTGGCCCCATGATGTGCCGCGCGTGCCAACGCTGACAGCGGCCCAATGCAAAGCCAGCGGGCCGCTGGCCGCATAGCATTCAGCGCGCATGGCGCAGTCAGATGGACATGATGCCTTTTCGGTGGTGCTGACAGGGATCGGCCCGGTTTTCGCATTTGCGCTTTTCATGGTGATGTGGACTTGCATGGGATACCTTTACTGTATTTGAGTGAATGAGCGGCCAGCGCGTGGCTGGCCGGGTTGACGTTTAGATATATGCGCAGCGGTTGCCCACAATAAACTCATTATTTGAGACAACGCCATAAGCCAGCGCGATGGCCAGGATTTCATCTTGCTGGCTGGTTTTCATGGCGCTGCGATACAGCGCGGACAAACCGCGTGCGATGTAATCATCGCCAAGTGACGCGCCATTGACCAAAATCTTGGCGATATCGCGTTGTTGGCTTTTGTTCAATTTTGTGGGCAAAGTAGACATGGAAACCTCTCGATTAGTTGACTGTATGCTGGCTCAAAATCAAGCCAGTGGAGAGAGTGTAAGGGATTATCTAGCGCTTGTCAAACGCCCACATTTTTAGACCTTCGATTGTGTGGGGTTATTAGGTGTGCGCATTGTGGCTTGATTGTGAGCGGGCGCGGATGTGGATTTTGCCCACATCGTTTAAGAGTGAAAACCTCACTTTGTGGGTCATGTGGGCAAATAAATATAAGACCTTGATCATTACTTTAAAATTGTAAGGTAGCAGTAAGTAATGGTAGCATGGCGCCAGCCCCCACGTTTAGAACCGAAAAAAAAATCGTGGGTACATTGCCCACATGACCCACAAATGCCCGCGCCTGGTCATGGCCACATGGCCACATGGTCATGCGCCAGCGAGCCACCGGGTCATGTGGACACTGCCCACATGACCCCCCACTAAAGTACTACAAACTGCAAGATGGTGGCCGCGTGCCGGTGGCCGGTTGCTGTTTGCTGAGGGCCCCCGGGTAGGGCCGAGCGCCGAAGGTCACGGCAGCGGAGGGGCCACAAACAAAATTTTTTATAGCCCACATTGCCCACACGACCCACAAATTTTTAAATTTATTTTTGGTATATTCGGCACATGTTTGAAAGCCTACCTTTTGCACCGCGCAAGGTCGAAGCGACTGAGGCGCGTTTGCACCGCATCTACGAAGCTGCCAAGCTGGGGCTGAAAGGTGACTCATTGGCGCTGGCCTCTGGCATGCTGCCCGCCGAGTACCGGCAACTGGTGCAGCTTGACCCCATTGCGGAGATGGCAGCGCAAAAGGGCAAGGCAGACGCTGAAATGGAGATGTCTCAGTGCTTGCACAAGGCAGCGCGCGAAGGCGACTCCAAGGCGGCGTTAGCCATACTCCAGAACGTCCACGGCTGGGTGGCCAAGCAATCCATCACTATTGATGTCGATCAGCGCATCTCAGTCACCCAGGCGTTGCGCGACGCTGAGTCCAGGGTCATTGATGTCATCGCCCACGCGCCCAGCCCCAAACTAGACCTAACACATGCAGAGCACCAAGTACAGCGCTGAAGACGAACAAGAGTTGATGGCCCGGCTGTGGAGCCCGGCGATCAAGGACAACCCGCTGGCGTTTGTGATGTTTGCTTTTCCATGGGGCGTCAAGGGCACGCCACTGGAAAACTTCACCGGCCCGCGCAAATGGCAACGCGAGGTGCTGCTGGACATTGCCGAACACATCAAACTCAATAGCGGAAAAACTGACTTTGATGTCTTGCAAGAAGCTATCTCATCTGGCCGGGGTATTGGCAAGTCGGCGCTGGTCTCATGGATCACGATCTGGATGCTGGCCACCAGAATTGGGTCAACGACCATCATATCGGCCAACAGTGAGTCCCAGCTACGGTCAATCACCTGGGCCGAGATCACCAAATGGCTGGCCATGGCCATCAACAGCCACTGGTTTGAGGTGTCAGCCACCCGCGTCATGCCGGCCAAGTGGCTGACTGAACTGGTCGAACGGGATTTGAAGAAAGGCACGCGCTACTGGGGCGTAGAGGGACGCTTATGGTCAGCCGAGAACCCCGACGCCTACGCTGGTGTGCACAACTTTGACGGTGTGCTGGTGGTTTTTGACGAGGCCAGCGGTATTGACGACTCAATCTGGGCGGTGACCGGCGGTTTTTTTACAGAAAACACGCCAAACCGCTTTTGGTTGGCGTTTTCCAACCCGCGACGCAACACCGGGTACTTTTACGAAGCGTTTAACTCCAAACGGGCGTTCTGGCGTACCAGAATTGTGGACGCCAGGACGGTCGAGGGCACTGACAAGGCGGTCTACAACCGAATCATTGACGAATATGGGCCTGACTCAAGCCAAGCGCACGTCGAGGTCTACGGCATGTTCCCAAGTGCGGGAGACGACCAGTTCATTGGCGCCGACATTGTGGACGACGCCATGGCCCGGCCTAAGTACAAGGACGCCAGCGCTCCAATTGTGATTGGCGTAGACCCGGCGCGGTTCGGAGCGGACGCTACGGTCATCGCTGTGCGCCAAGGGCGGGATATTGTCAAGATTATGCGCCACCGAGGCGACGACACCATGACGGTGGTGGGGTATGTGATCGAAGCAATTGAGGAATTTAAGCCGGCGCTGGTCGTGATTGACGAAGGCGGGCTGGGCGCGGGTATTGTGGACAGGTTGAAAGAGCAGCGGTACAAGGTCAAGGGTATAAATTTTGGGAATAAGGCTAAAAACCCGATCATGTACGGTAATATGCGCGCGCAGATGTGGGGAGATATGCGAGAATGGCTGAAATCTGCTAGTATCCCTAGCGACAGGTTCTTGAAGACGGACTTGATTTCGCCTATGATGAAGCCTGATTCACGGGGAACAATCTTCTTGGAAAGCAAAAAAGAAATGAAAGCTCGCGGTCTTGCCTCACCCGACGCTGCTGACGCTATTTGCGTCACGTTTGCCTTTCCAGTGGCACATCGTG